CGGAGCGGCTGGTTCGCCCATCGGCTTTCATAATCGCGCCAGGACGCGCGATCTCAGTGCAACCTATACTAACCCATTAAAAATATATTTGATCGCAGTAGGACGCGATTATGAGCCAAATAGACTATGTCTATGATCTTACCACCCTCCCAGATTTCCAAAAAATCTATAAATCTACCCAAAAACGGCAATTTTAGGTCACTTTTTGAGCTTCGACCTTCGTCCTTGCGCAAATTCATTTGAGCTTCGACCTTACGACCTCGTGCAACTCCGTTGAGTACCCATAGGATAGGAATGGGGTGGCTACCCAAAAATGAAATAAGGTACTCCGGAAAATTTTCCTTAATTAAGCGATGACAACCCTATTGTCATTTCTTTAATTGACCAATTTGGACTCTGGATGAATTTCTTTAATACACAATAACGGTCCAAAAAATGACCCCCAAAAACAGCCAATTCTCGCTCCGGAGGCAGCGCAACCAGATGCGCCTTAAAATGCGAAATCTCCGTATGGAGCTCGCCACCTGCGGTGGAAATAAGCTATGTTTAAGTTTGTTCGTCCTTCTGGACTTCTCTAAAACCCTCAAAAATGATTTTTTCTGGCCTAATAAGCTCCACTGGCATAACTCCCCACGACCCCACGGATATAGGAAACAGCCTGATCGACGGAACCGATGGTGCGGAATTTGGTAGACGTGGCCCAGATAGTCCCAGCCCCACTGAGGTCGTCAAAGACCACGCAGAAGGTCTTACTTTCACTCTTCCCCGTGGCGGAGTTATGTCGTTGAGCCTTGATAACCACATATCTGCCCAGGTCGGTGACTTCGCATTGGATCTCCCGACCATTGAGTGCACTGGCAATCCTCCTACCAAATCCACTCCCCGACCAAACTTTCCAGTCATAGCGGCTTACCGCAGTACCGATGGCGTCATTGCCGGAGATAGCAATGGCCTTATTTCCTCTTTTATCCGACATTTTTAACTACTTCGGTAATACATTGGTCTATTTCCTGCAGAAGCGTGCGGAAGGGAATATCGGGAAGGGCTGCGATGGCATTCACCAGATCAGGGTACTGGGACGCGTAGATGTTATAGCAAGCCTTCCCCCAGGTTCCGTCGAGGTTACGTGGGTTTCTGGAGGCCACGATAAACAGTCCCGAGGTATGGATAGTGGTAAACAGATCCATTACCCTCCTATGATTCCTGGGGGATAACTTGAGTTCGTCGAGGTCCTTACCAATTTGTTTGGGGGATAACCCACGGATCCATTCGACCGCTGACGGGTTTACCTTATACGAGTTCATCTCGGACACCATCTTACCGAGCTCATGTAGTTTTTCTAATATCGTTCTCATATGCTTTAGTGTTTGTGAGGTACTTTAGTGCCTTTCATATTTATAGATAGTATGATTTCTGTACCCTTTCGTGGGTAATTTCTTTCAGGGCGAGGAGGTATTGGTAGAACAGTAGGCCATGCTTACTAACCTTACTCTCGACCAGGTGAATGTCATCCATAAGACGGAGGAACTTACCGTAGACCTGTTTGGCTTCCGTGATCAATCGACTCGCTGCCATATTCAGATGAGGCGCGGTGAGGGGGTAGTCACCATTCCAGGCAATGAATTTTACTAAGTTGATGTCAGCCTCAATACCAGCGTTCTTTAGGGAATTTATCCCCCACGACATCTTCGACTTACTTAACTTCTGGAGGAGTTGGTTAAAATCCGTACTCTTTTTAGAGGTGATGGGTAAGGCCTCGTCTCCGATGACGGCATAGACCTTGAGAATTTTCTGACCGGTTCCACGGAAGTTGGTCAGATAACCACCTTCATTAGGTCGGGTCTTGATAAACTCCATCAGTTTGGCTGCAGGTCCTATCCCGGCTCGGAAACCGAAGAATACTTCCCCTTCTACGAGGATGAGAGCATTTTCCATCTTCACGGTCCTCCACTTCACGTTATCCCCCAGATCGATGAGTTGGTATCTCTTCGTCCCGAGTTTGGTATAGATGTAGTCTTTTACATTCTGGGGTAATTGGATATTACCACTGAGGTGTTCATATAATGTGATCATATCTTATTTTTATCGACTATAGACTGCCAAAGTAACAAAAAGCGGTACAAGGCATAGGTATTAGCATCGAGCCTCTTTTCATTTGTTCTTAATAATTTGATGGTGGGTACGACCTGGGAGTAATACTTCGTTCCCTGACAATAGGTTGGGAGAAGCCCCAGTCCTGCTTCGCGAAGCTATCAGTAGTTTCCACGCCAGGTTCTTCCCGAGGTATACAAACTCGTACTTCTTTGACGTGTCGTATATGGTCGAGAAAAACTCCTGGAGCTCCGGGGGGAGCACTATTTTTCTGGTGTTGATTTGTTCGTATAGGGTGGTCATATGCTTTAGCGTATGCGAGGTACTTTAGTGCTGTTCATACTATGTCAAAAAAAAAAAAAAAAGAGGGGGGGGCCCCCCCCCCCCCTTTTCGAGTGTTTTTATAGTATCGTTAGCCTCTTCGTGCCAGCGAATGTACCATTCAACCTCTTCGAGGTTAAATGATAAAGCCATCATTAGCTTCTACACAGACGGTTCGAACCGGCTGCGTGCCAGCGAATGTACCATTCAACCTCTTCGAGGTTAAATGATAAAGCCATCATTAGCTTCTACACAGAACGTGAGGTAGTTCTGCTCAGGGTTGAAGCCAAGATCCACGATAGCGAAGCGGCTATTCAGGAGGATCTTAGGAGCCATCGTACCTTCGGCGATCGTCTGAACCTGATCCGCGAGGATATAAGGCATGAAGACTACACCAGGAGTCTGACCGTCCGACTTACGACCCACGAGGACACGCGTGTCATCCCAGGCCATATTAGGATCAACGTAGACATTCAGACCAGCCATCGTACCGGCGAAGTAGATACCCTTAGAACCGTCCTGGACGAGGTCGTTGACCATAGGAGCAATGATGAACTGGGAGCTGTCCTGGATAGCGGAGAGGACCTGCGTATTCGTGACAACAAACGTACCACGACCAAATCGGCTGACGTTAGCGATGAGGTTAGAAGCAGCAAGACAGCGGCTCATGATACGACGCTGGTGGGTCGTTACATTTTCTGCAGCCGTGTTATAGGTAGCGCTCTTAACAGGACCCCAAGCAGCAGCAGCATTACGACCGTGGATATCGACGAACTTACGAGCAGCAGAGAACTGGCTCAGGGGCTTAGACGTAGGAGCCGTAGGATGACCGTAGTAGAGGTTGAGGTCAACACCCTGATAGCGCTTCTGGACCGCGGCGTTAGTCACACCAAGACGGAAGAGACGGTCGAGGATACGGTTGTTGATTGACTGAGAGAGTTCGTTCTGCATGCTCTCGATGACCTTACCAACGACATCAATACCGTACATAGGCATATCCTGGAGCTGCTGACGCGTTACCGAACCAGTGACTTCATAAGAACCCATCTGGACGAGCTTAGTGAAGAAGCGTGCACCGATAGTGTTACCGACCCCCGTTTCGTTCTCTGCACGGCTCATAGGATCCTCACTTTCCGTAGCGAAGTTAGCAAAGCCCTGGATGTGGTCAGCCATACCGGAGACGAGTTCGGGATAGAGCTTGATTTCCGTCTGGTTAGTAGCCTTACCATTGACTTCAGGCTTGATATCCGTGTTTACCGTCTTAGCGTTCGTACCAACGGTGATCTTGTTAATACCGAAGGAAGCAAATTCAGCGATAGAGACTGAGTCGGCAGCGACATTGACATTACCACTGGCCTTGTGAGCCCCCTTGACGCGGACGATAAGACCATTGTCCTTACGCGAACGAGCCATAAACGTACCGTGGAAGATATCCCCGTTGGTGTTCTCGAGCTGGATAGCTACGTCACGAACCAGTTCATCGCCATTAGCGGTCGTGTTGAAGGCAGCGTAGATAGCATCCAGTTCTTCGCCGAAGGTCGTGAACTTAACGTAGATAGGCTTGTTAGCATCACCTTCACCCTTACCGTCGAGAGCCGTCTCATTCAGCTGGCCGAGCTTACCACCTGCATAAGGGAAGTCGAGGTACTGAACCATAGCGATAGGACCAGCAGAGGGAACGACAGGGACGAGTTCGAGACCGATAGTCATTGCAGCAACTTCCAGAGAAATCGTCAGCGTTGACATGGGAATATCACCCGAACCGCGCTGGTAACCGGGGTGATGGAAGTTAGCACCGGTATCACCATAACCAGGACCCTGGACGAAACCAGGAGCTTCACCGGTAGCACCCGTCTGAGGGAGGAGGGGGTTGCCAATACCGAGAGTGTTGAGGGGCATTGCATTTACGGGCGTAGCCGCACCGGGAGTCTGCAGACCTTCATAAAGCTCGTGGTTGCGAGCGTACTGAGCCATCCAATTCACCTTACCGGATTCACGAATATCGTATTCTTCCTTGATGATTTGAGCCCACTTCTGTGTGTTTTGATCAAAACGCATATTTATGTATTAAATTTATTTACCTTAATAATAGGTGGGGTAATAACCCGTCCTCGGGTCATTTGTTACCTCCACCTTTGTATTAAGAATAAAAAAATCTTTTCGAAAATGTTAATGGCCTCATTTAGAGGCCATTATACGTATTGATCATTGGATTCGCTCAAGAAGGATCACAAAATGTTCGATGGCTTGGGTCAATCCCTCAAGGAGTCTCCTCCGGAGGGCTTTTTTGCCACGCTCCGGTATCTTCCCTTCTAACTTCTTCAGGGCTACTCTTGCTACCACCGGGTTAAGTTTATTAGCTATCACCCCCACGGCAAGACTAAGGTCGTGACCGGTGGCTTTGATATACTGGTAGTCATCTATGAGACGACTGATACTTACCACAAGACTGTGTATCGCGAGGTATTCCGACGGGGTGAGCAGCTTATCATAGTCCATAATAGAGCGCATGTTCTCAAAATAAGTTCGGAAAGACCTGGTGTAACCGATCTCCCTCAGAGCTTTCTCCACCGGATCTTTCACCGAGACCCGGAAAGAATATAACCACTGCTTGGCATTCTTATCCGTAATACCTGTGGGTAAGTCGGGGATGTTGGTGATGGTGGGGTTTATGCACACAAAGACCGGATCCTTGGACTTTATCCGGAGACTCCTGCCTGTGGTAAGTATATATTTACTCCCATTAGGTTTATATTTCCTCCAGAATAGTACGGCATCCTTCATAAGACCGGTACGGGCATCCTGAGTACAGATAAGTTCCTCCGTGAATACCACCTTACACAGATGGTCGTAGTCCTTGAGGTCCTTGGGCTGGATCTGGATCCAGTCGCCGGGGGATAGGCTCATGCCGTTAAGTACTCCACCGTGGATCCGGATATAATCGAAAAACTCCTTCAGCTTACCGGTGTAGGAGCTGGAAAGATATTCTACTAAGGTTACCATTTGTAGTTATATACGGATTCTACTTGATCGACGAATCTCTCCAGGACCTCCCGGAAGTCTTCTTGTACGTGACCTTTAATTTTCCTTAGACTGTTGTGTAATCTGGGGAAATCAAATCTCTCGTGTTTGGTATTGGTGAACCACACATTCATAGTGTATAAGGCATTGCTTTGGGAGGCCTGGTCCTTGACCTTGGTATGGAAAGAGTTGAGCATCTTCACCAGGGTATAGACTTCATTATACTCCCCTCTGCTGAGGGTTTTTTTAGCCTCGGTCTTATCAAACCAACGGAATATGGTCCATTCCTCACTGGTGTCTTGGAAAATCTTATCCAGCTTAGTACTGATGGTATGGGAGAAATACTTCCACCACTTAGTGACCCTCTTGGGATCGGCCATAAAAATCTGGGCATTCCCCGTGGCGGTATTATCATCTCCCTGATCTGGACAGACGAAGACCGTACAGCCAGGGTTAAGGTCGATGGAGGTTATCCGATATTCCGTTCCATAACCATCATGAGTGGGGAAGGATCTGGACCAGACCTTCTTGTTTATCCCTCGAACCAATATATAGTCTCCATCGATCACTACCGTCACCATACCAGAATATGGTCGTAAGTCGGCTATCTTACTGGCACGGATTTCGACATAATCCTTCATATCCAGGGAAGCCCCGGCAATTATCCGGTGGTCCATAGATTTATTGTAGATGAGGAAGTCTTTCAGGATCGTTCGGGCATTGGAACCGACAGATTCCACAATATATTCGTAAAATGTTCTCATAACGCACTCATAAATTCAACACAGGCAGATACTAAACGGTACATGGGATCTGATAGTTGACCCTTCAGGGTACGGTTCAGGATGCTTTGCAACTTGTTGAAATTATAGCGCATCACTTGGTTACTACCCTTCACATCGCGTAGGTGGTTCACAATACCCTTCACATCCTTCAGGTCATAATAGGCTAATAAAGCGACTACATAATTAACGGTAGTCGTGATTCTTTTAAGATCCGACCCGGAGATGTTGACGCCGGACTGCTCCACCTCCTCCCTGAATTTTTTCGTCAGATCCGTATGTTTAATTTGTAATTCCTTGAGTGAGGGCTTAAACACCAAATTTTTGAAAATCTTCAGCCTCCTTATGAGTTGGTCATCAGATATATTCAGGTCTTTGCTACTGTAGCCTATTTTGTCCCCAATCTTGTACTTACACACGAGGACGAGGTCGGAGTCATCAAAATCTACCCCGTACTCCAGGGATTTGAGGTTTGTATCCCTATTATAAGTACCACCATCATATATCCCCGCTTTTTTTACTCGACCATTACCGTTGTTCTTGAATAGGACATACCCGTCCTTCACCACGGCAATACTCTGCTTGGGGAAGTCCTTATAGTCCTTGGCATCAATTACCATCCAATCATCCACGAAACAACTGGAGATAGGTGAATCTGGATCTGGAGCCCCATAACCCAGAGAGTCCCACCAGTGCAGTACCTTCTCCAGGGTACGCAGGCGTTTGTCCCTTAAAGCAAGGGCCTCCGACGTTAGTCGAAGGCTCTCGAGAAAATCATATAAGGTTATCATAGAATGCGAGGTACTTTAGTGCCGTTCATATGCTAATGGAGTTCTTCCATTAACTTCACGAAGTTCATGAAGCACTTGAAGACCATAGGGTCAAGCTCATCCTGTTTTTTCTTCAGGAGCTTCTGGATATGATCCATCTTCAGATCATCTATGAAGGTAGTACCATACTCTCTTTTGAACACATCTGGTAACAACTCGGTGGCGCGCTTATTGTCCATAATCCTCCAGATCCTTCTCTGGACGACGCCAAAGAGCCTCATGTATACCAGATCCGTACCACTCCAAATGTTATTAAAGGAATCGATGAGCTCATTCCACTCATCTTCCGTGTTGTTGAGGGGTTTTATTACGGTATTCTTCACCTTATTCAACCACATACGTCGTTCGCGGTCATCCATAGCAAGTATGTCACCAGTAACCCTACCATAAGGGTTAACGTCCTCGGTGAGGTTGGCTTCAAAAATTACCGGGAGCTCCCTGGCCCAGGTCTTCAGTTTATTACCTGACTGACCACCACGATATTTGAGACCACCGGGAACAAACTCATAGAGCATCCACAGGTCGTGACGCTGGGGTATATACATACGAATAAATTGCTCCGTGATGAAGAAATATACCTTGGTCATATCCGTAGGCTTTACCTTCCTTATGGTGATCTTGGTATACTCATCCGGATCCAGGGGGATGGGGTAATTATACCAGTCAGTACCATCCAATTTGGTGGTGGTTAGGGCATAGGCCAACTTGTCCTTGGCCGTTTCAAACTTCTTAATACTCTCGTTGACGAGGAGTTGGTGTAAACTTATCATGTGTCTTATATTTCCATTAATTCTTCTACTAGTCCTACTGTCCGCTCCAGGATAGGGTAAAGATCCCCGAGGTCTTCTTTGATCTTCCGGAGTACATTCCTGAGCCTCGCAGGCGTCAGTAGGTCTATATCAATAATATAGTTTCCCTTCAACATCCTCTGGATGAGTTCGGCATTGGATATTTTTCCCGTACTATCAAACACACTCAGGACGAACTCAATGAAATGGTTCATCACTATCCGGTCGGATCCACTCAGTTTGGCGTAACTCATGAACTTACCCAACCCCTTCCGGTCAAAGTTTGGGGTGAACACCTCGGCTGCAGACCGCATCCAGGCATTCAGAGCCCCTCGACTGAGTTTTTTGCCCCAGCGATGGTGGTTGCGTTCCTCCAGATGACCGAGGAATAGCTCCGCACCCCATTCCCTTAGTCGTCCTATGGGGTACCGGGAGGTCCTGGAGGTAAATCTGAAGTTCCCTGCAGCCCCTCGGGTAAACTGATCCCACTCATCATTGGTGCGTTTGTATACCCAAATTTCGTGATCCATTACCAGTATCCACATAGGATCTCCCGGTTGTGCTACCACACTACTTACCACGGGGTCAAACTCCTCCAGCTCCATCCTCGTGTATTTGGAGGCATCCAAAGGAAGCTTGAATGGTAAGGCAAAACCCACAAAATTTCGAGCTTTGATATTGGTGAGGAACTCCGCGAGGATCCGGAGCTTGGGTGAGGCAAGGCTCTCGTAAAATGTTACCATAAACTATCCACAAAATCTAAACAATAGGTGACAAGTTTCTCGACTGACTCCGGCACACTATATTTCTTCACAGCTGACCGGAGTCTCTTTATGACCTTAGTGTACTCACCAAAGTTTCTCTCCACGTAGCTGACTAATGACTGGTGGTCTCCTTCTTCATACAGATACACCAGCCACGCGATACTACCAACGATATTGGATAGGAGGTCGAGATCTGCATTGGAAATTTTAGTGGATACCATTTGGTCCAAAAACCACTCGGATTCTTGGTCCTTAAAATTCAGTCCGTGGGCTTTACGCAAAGGATCCCACACTACCTTTTTGATGATACCAACCTTTCGGACTACTGCTTGGGTATTGGACAGTTTCCTTGACTCCTCCTTAGATATCTTCTCTCCATACTTCACCCTACAGACGAGGACGAGGTTGTCATCATCGAAGTCTACTCCATATTCCGGAGTGCGTATCCTCTCTTCGCGAAGCTCTTTTCCTCGGGGTAAGATATTTACTCGGAACCCTTCCCTGGTGAAGTTATTACGGAGAAGGAGAGCCCCCCCCTGCACCACAGCGATACACTGCTTGGGAAAATCCTCCGAGGTTTTCGCGGGAATCTCCGTCCAATCCTCCGGGTCACGACTGGGAGGGGTGGAGGTAGGGTCGATATACGACCCTTTAAGACTCCTCAGGGCGTCGAGGAAGACCCCCATTTCCTTTCTGTTTAGCTTCTCGTATAAGGTTACCATAATTCGTCGAGGAGTTGAATGAGATTGACCACCGCATCGTAGAACTTAGGCTCCATTTTCTCCCGAGCCTTCTCCACCAGTCTCATCAAATGGTCGTACTTCAGACCATCCAGATTTACGGAACCGTAATCATTTCCAAACATATGGTACATCGTGACCACACCCGACTTATCGGGCTTCACATCTACCATATACAATAGTATATGACCTACAGTCTGCATATAGGTGAGGTCGGATCCAACCCATATCTGATCGAATTTCTTGATGTGGCTATTCCACCATCGCTGGGTCTTATTAATTGGTTTGAACACCTTCGTATTTACCTTGTTGATCCAGATCCGGAGCTTCTTCTCATCCATCTTCAGGGGTTCTCTTCCCTCCTCACCGGTGATCTGCGCGCAGTATAATACCCCCATGTCTTTGTTAACAATACCGGGTATACTCGACGTTGTACTGTTGTAGAGGTAATCCAATTTTTTATTCGCGGTGTTATATACCTGCCACGTTTTATAGATCGGTTGGTATATCAATACCACATCCTCCACAGTAAAAATGTATACGTACTTCTCTGAATTGGGATCAAAGGCATCGACCGGTATCTCGTCGTACTTAGAGGCATCTGTAGGACCACCACCTCTTACAAAGGCAGATCCAAAGTCCATTTTCAGGCGAGTGAGAATGTTGGCCAACTTCTGCCTTTCTCCACGGAAAGTGGCTCCGGTAATATATTTTTCTAATGTTATCATAGCTTCAGCAATAGTCTCACAAAATTAGTCATATAGGGGTAAATCTCGGCCAGAGGTGATGACTCCCACTCCGACTCGGGGAAGTCCTTCTCCACCTTCCTCAGGATAGCCTCCACGAGTCTTGATTTCATACTGGAGAACTCTTGTAGTGCCTTGGGAAGGGTCTGTTCCGGGTTACCGTAGAGACTCAGTCCGAGGACCGAACAAAACATACTCATCTGGTTATAGTCGGATGGTTTCATTCCCTTTTTGAGTTGCCAGAGACCAGCATAACGGTCGATGCTGGAGTCGTTGGTATCTGGGAGGATATTTCTCAGGGGTCCTACTTGGCGCTCAAAGTCCCGGAGCCAGCTTGCTGATAGGGTTACGGGGATAGATTTCTCCGGGTTTTTGAGGTCGGTAGCAAAGAATACATGGGGACTCTTCCAATCGACCTTGCGATGGGTAGTAAATCGATAGGAGAGACCATTAGGTTCATAAGCATCCCAAGCATTCCTCACAATAGCTCCGTAGCTGACCCTTACGATACCAGTACTCAGCTCTATAGCAAAGACCATTTTACGGATCTCAAAATCCTTGAACTGGCTCTTGTTTATCTCCACATAGTCTCTGATGTCCGTGGAGCAGTTATTCAGGAGGGCATGTTCGTACATAGCCTTATCTACATTCTCCAGTCTCCTCCTCCTATCTTTCAGACAGTCGAGGAAAGTGTGGAGTACCCCCACGGCCTTACCGTTGAGTTGTTCAAAAAGAGTTACCATAATAACCATTCATAAACATTAGCCAGCGTGCGAAGCTGACCAGCAATAAAATTCTTGTTCCCGTTCACCTCATCGAGGATCATATATTCGAATGCCTTGCTGACCCCCTCGAGGTTGATTTTGTTGGAGTTCTTGTCACAACAGTCCACGAACCTATCATCGGTCTTCCTCAGCTGCAGACCCAGCCGGGTGATATGATCGAGGTAGATTTTGATTTCCTTTAGTAGAGGCAAAGGTAGACCCAACCAGAAATAGAGGTCACTGAAAAGGGCCATCATCTGGTTTCTTATAGACTCGCGGTAGATAAGCAGGGGGTCGCAGACCTTGATGCTGTTAGGGTTGGTGGTACTTACCTGACCACAGCCACAGGGAGTAGTAGTGATAGGGTTCATAGGACTAGTGACAGGACTCTCGGCAAACCACCTCACGGTATCATCCATCATACCCCCCACGTAGTATTTGAAGACCCTCTCCTCTTTCCAGTTGTTGGTACGGTTCTGGAGGAGCTGTGTTGCCAGCCACGTACGGAATTTCTTCACCTCGTCGGTGGTAATATCCGGATCACAGACATAACGGTTGTGGTGTTCGTAGGTCTTAGGGTCGTTGATCTTATTGGTCTCCGCCTCGTCGATATAAGCCTTTAGGTCTCCGGGGTCTTCCAGATCCCAGTAGATAGGGTCGAGGGTCTTGAGGAGGTCAATGTCCCTCTCCAGGCTGACGTAGTCGTGGATGGAGATGACTGACATAGGGATGACGTAACGCATACGCACCCAATAGGCATACTGGTCCTTGAGGTAGGTATTGAAGTACGCATCCCCAGGCCTTATGTTGTCCTTAAACTTAATCAGGTTCATAGTAGGTATATATACTAATTATAGCCTAAATAAGCTTAGACTTAGCGTCCTGGAGAGCGGTTTTCTGCGTCGTGACAAAAGCCTCTGCATCTGCTTTTTTCTGCATTACGGTGGAGATGGCCTTCTCTACCTGAGGTTGGATGAGGTTCTCCAGAGTCGTTTGGTACTTCTGGAGCATCTTCTCCACCTTCATCATCTCCATCCTCAGGAATTTGTCCTGGGTATTCTGGAACTTTTCCGTCCTACTAAGTATATGACTTATCTGGGGGTTACTACGGAGCTCCTCGAGTTGCTTCACCGACCGATCATACTCGGACTTCAGTTCGGATAGTTTGGTGGTATATTTGGATATAAGGTCTTGGTAGAGGCCTACTTTCTCCTGCAAGGCCTCTTTCTTCTCCTGTATTTGTTTGGCGAGTTCGGTGGGGGACATATAAAAAGTCTTACCCTCTAATAATCGTGGGTCCTACCGGTACGTAGACAGCTTTCATATGCCACGGTTTACACCAAATGAAGGTTCCATTATCGTTTATCCATTCAAAATCCTCCCATTCCCCGTACCGTTCTGTGAGGTAGTCCCCCAGCTCTCCGGTAACGGTAAACCGTTCTTCCCCTTCCTCAGTACTCACTATATAGTAAGGGCCTCTCTTGGATACGACCAGGGTCTCTTCTCCTCCCCAGATATCCGGTAGGGTAATAACTACCGGATGGAGGGACAGATCATGAAGATTTACCATATCCATCAGGTGGTCGATACTACGCACCCAGGGAGAGTGTTTGATATTTCCTCCCATAGCGAACCATTGGTCATTCTCTTCAATCTGGAAGATGACCCTACCATCTACCACGTGGGTCTGGATGAATTTAGAGTCGCCTCGATTAAAGGCTGCCCGGGCCGTGGAGTGGGTCCGGAGAGCTTGGTCTACATAGGTGATGTGGGTTTCGAATAGGTAAGTTACCATAACTTATCCAACAATTCAATACCCACCTAACAGGTGGTGAGCTCCTGCAAGGGGATTTCTATATTAGCGCCGAGGTCAGCAAAGTCCAAGTAACAGACGATACTCCTGGGGTAGTTAGGTTCAAAATTCGACTTATACCGGAGATATCCAACCGGGTACATACCGGAGGTAATAGTGTCAATCTCTCGTCGAAGGGTAATTATCCCGCGAAGGAGCTTACCATTTATCTTAAATACCTCTCCACTAAGTACCTCCACCGGCACAGTAACCTCATCCCCCCAGGGATCGGTATAGGTGACCTCAAAGGTCTCTCCGGGAATAAGTAAATGACCCTCCAACAACTCAAGAAGCTCCTCCAAACTATCCTCTGAAGGGGTCTTCACAAACTGGTCGTGAAAAGAGTAGGTCTTCCTGCCACTCGGTTCCGTGCACTCCACAATGACCCCGGGGTTATATTTCATAGCCCGGAAGGTACTCCCTTCTTCTGCAGTGAGGGTAGTGGTGAAGAAAACCGATGCGCCTGTGGCGAGACGCAATCGCGGAGCGGCTTGGATAGATATGCGGTAAATCTTATTAGCCATTATACCCAACTCACAAATTTATCTTTATAATGTACAAACTCCCAGTTCACCAGGGGGTAATCCCTCCGGAGTCTCTTGAAGATTGATTGTAGGAAATCAATGTATTTTAGTTTCCCGTCTATCTCACACCGGTATCGGAAATTATCATCTTCTTCCAAATAGACCTTTACCGGGATAGGGTCTCCCCACATATCCGTCCCGTAGACGACTATACCCCGGAGAGGATTGATCTCACCGTCCCGGTATTTCTTATCCAGCTCCTCCATACTATCCACCCAGAGCGTATGACGTTTTAACCCCGGGTGGTAGAGGCAATAGGCCTCATTATTCCGGTAGTATATTCGCAGGATGCATAGGGCTTCCTTATAGGGAAGCTCCTCGATCTTCAGATATACGTTACTGGCCCAGTCAGGTAGATGGAGGATATATTTGCCGTTTTCGAATATGGTGATCATAAGATCCAATCGTAGTTATAGTGAATCATAGACAGGTCCACGAGGGGGAGTTTTTCCTGAAGGACCTCCCGGAGGCTATCGATGTCCTTGCCTTCCATATACTCCCCGGCAATCATCATTTCCCATTCCCCGAAATCTTTCAGGACAAATCGGGAGATGGTCACCTTGGAGAAGCTACCCCATTCGTCGGAGGTCTCAAAAGTGACCGGACAAAAAGCGAGGTTCCTGGTCTGACAGGTGCTTCCCAGGTCCTCCAGCGTATCGAAACAGGGGCTGAAGGAAGCCCCGAGGTCGATCATATAAGCCCTTCGGTCTCCTTTGGTAAATCGCGTGATCCTTGGGGAGAACAGACTTCCCAGGTGGAATGGTCGGTAGATCTTATCCACCGTCGTGTCATTGTCCACCCAGGCCGGTACGGAGGCCTTTTTGGTCTGTAGGTTCATCAATCTATTAAACAATTGCTCGTATTCTTTAACGAAGGTACTCATAAGTAATTCTATGTATTTACCGGTTATATATAGGAAAGATACCCGCGATATTTTATATGTAAATAACTTTTTATATATGGCAAAGAAATTTGTAACGGAAGAAGGCCTCTCGCAGGTCGTCGATGCTGTGGTAGACGCTATTAAGAAGGTGTCAGACAAGCAGATCACGGAGGAGAAGGTCACGGAGAAGATCGATGCAAAAATCACTGAGATTGGCATTGGTCACATCGAGGAAAATGTATCCAATCTGGAGAGGAGGTTAGAAGGATATGTCACTAACGAGGCTCTTGGTGGTAAGATCGAAGAGGCTATCGGGGTAGCCAATGTCGAACCAATCAAGGAGAAGATCAAGACTCTGGGTGGTACTATTCCCGTGGCTGGTTCGGAAACTCACACGGAGGAACACACCGATGGAACAGCCGCTAACGCGGAAACCCATGCCGCGGAACCTCCCGTTATGGTAGTTCCTACGGAACCAATTTAACCACTACTAAGGGGGACGAGAGTCCCCCTTTTTTATGTTATATAAATGGCCAAAGTACGCGATGTTTTATATGTAAATAACTTTTATATATGTCAAAGAAATTTGTCACAGAAGAGCAGCTCTCCGAGGTGGTCGATTTGATCGTCGAACAGGAGAAGTTCACCGTCGATAAGGTGAATAGCAATTTCAAAACAGTAAAGGAGTGGATGGAAAGCCATTCCGGTGGTGGTGATGCAGAAGCCCTCTCCGAGGAAGAAGCTACTGAGTTAGTGAATAGTATCGGTGGTGCCAGGACAGAGGCCGATTACATCATCAATCCCCCTCATCTTTAATCATTAAAAACCTATTAGTATGAAATTTATAAGTAAGGAAAATCTATCCACGGTAATCAAGGCTATCCGTACTGAGTTTGTCAACGTATGGAAGATGGTTCTCGTCCTCGATAAGCAAGTTGATAGGGTGGATACTGAAACGGCCAATGTAAGGAGTAAGACAATCAGCAACTTCAACGAGATCAACAAGATCAGGGAAGAGTATGTCAGTAAGGAGTCCCTTAACGTGGAGATTGCTGATAAAGTGAACCCCATCATCGACAGCAAGGTTCAGAGCAAGATTGAACAGTACAACCTACACGACTTCCCCGAGGCAAAGGCTACGCTTGTAGACCTGAAGGCTACGGTGGAAGACCACTACGTGAAGAAGGATAATTTGGAGGAATTGGTAGCAGCCATCTTCGGTGAAGCCAGTGTGGAAGAGCTGAAGAGGAAGCTTCAGAACCTCGCGACGGTCACTCCCCCTGCAAGTGGGGAACAATAAAAAAAGGGGCGCGAGCCCCTTTTTTTATACCTTGATTTTCTTGAGGATAGGACTGACATCCACCTCCTCAATAAGTTCTCCATTCTCTCGGAGGTCCAGAATCTTCTCATAGACGAGCTTCAGCTGACCGGCCTGTTCCTTGGTGAATGGTACTTCACCGGCCTTGGGAACGAGAGCCTTCTCCACCTTATCCAGTCGTTCTGAGAGAGCAGCAATCTCACTCATACGTGCGTCATTAGAACGCTTTACCGCCTCGGCGAGGTCGTAGGTGACCTTGGTGAGCTCTCCGATTTTCTTCTGGACGTCAGCCACACGCTCGTAGAGCGCCTCATCCTTCTTCTCCCCAATAAGCTCCCACTTATATGGTTGCTTGAGGTCTCCGGACTCGATAGCAATAAACTCCTTGTAACCGTTCTCCGAAGGGACGAGGTAGATATCTCCGATGATGACCCTTTCTACCACAGGCTCTTCCGAAGGGATGGTCGTGACATGCGTCTTGGCAAACCCCTGCGAGGCGGCGAGGATCTCCTTTCGAATACCGCGGAGGGCTTCGCTGACAGCAGCAGCCGAGACGGCGTTAGAAGAGTCATTACTGGCAATCTTCTGGGCTCCGGTGGCATCGACGATATGACTTTCTACCCATCCCTCGTAGTCGAGGTGAATAGTATGGTCAGTACCCACGGGGATAATATCCCCATTCTTACCACTCTGGATGGCAGAAACCGTCCTGGTTCGATCAATTTTCTTCAGTTCATTCCTTAGGGCATCCAACTCAATCTTGAGTACATACCTCTGGTCGAGGTTGATGCTATTATCATTCTTACAGCAGCTCATCGTATGGATTCAATTATAAAGTTAACATCAAGTTTGGGCTCACATTCGCAAGAGTCCTCATCGGAGCAGGAATCTGTGGAGCAGCTGGTATGCCCATCAACCACAATTCCACAATTATCTCCCGGGACAATCCAGGGTCCACTACCACAATTTTCAGGTTCGGGCTTAGGCTCTCCGTTAGGAGCTGTTCCATCAGGTTTAATGCAAAGGGGACAGGGCTCCTTGCAATAACCCTTGCAACCACAGGTGCAATCAGCGTGGTTCTCCGAAGGAGTTTCCTTTTTCTTACACTGATCCTTAAAGCCACCCAGCATTCTCCTCATCTCTTCCATAATCTCCCTCTTTAGGTCGGACATAAGAGGACCACAGGAGACATAAACTGGTTCGACCTGGGAGAAAAGGGTCAGCTTGAGATACCACGTATTAGGGACAAGACCAGTCTTTCGACCGACCCCACAGCTTCCGTAAGCCTTGTTGTCGTAGTAGTCACAACCGTCGTGGGGGATTTTCACATACTCTACCCCGACGATATGAGGGGCTTTGGCAGCATTCCTCTCCGCACCGGGGATAGCCTTGGTAGCGAGGTAGTTAAGAGCATCCTGGACCGTAGCACCAGCGTCAATATCCCCCACAGGAGCGATGAGACTGGCTCCACTGTTCGTGGAGATCTTATAACCCTTCCTTTCGATGGGGCAGATCTTTACCCCTTTACCCGAGACGAGGGAGGCATTGACCACAGCCTTAGGGCCAGCTACCAGCTGCTCGCGGATAGCCTTACCAACACAGCTGAGGTGCTCCGGAGCCGTACCACCGACCTCGGTGATAGACCTACGGATGTCCTCAAACACCCGGGTGTTCTGAGTCGATTCAATAATGTTCATAAAACTATAGTTATATATAAAGTATTACATAAAAGGGGGTACTATTGTACCCCCCTTATTTATAGTGCAGTGAAAGTGAGATCTGGCTTAAATGTACCCTTGACGAACTTCGGTGTTGGAGCGACAAAATCCAAACTCAGTGATCCCCCGGTCTTTCGGTTGTAAATGATTCGACCATTGACGAAATTCACTACAAAAGTGTCATCGGCTTGGTCACCCATCTCGTCGATAGACTGTTTCATATCGGAGAGTACCTCCTTGAGCTTATACTTACCTAACATAAACGTATTGTAATCGGTAGAGGTACAAGTGACCATCTTATTCGTACTCATTACCTGATGGGATCCGGCATCCTCCCAGGACCAGTCAATAACCTCGTACCCAGGGAAAGTTACCGAGAGACTCCAATTGCCATTCTTCTTCCTCGTCCATTTGTATGGCTTAGATTCCGTTGGCATATCCGTGGCTTCTGCCTTCGTGAGCCCTACGGGTTCGAGGGGATTACGGCCTCTTATCCCCGTACTCAGACCGTACTCGGTATTGCTCTTGGCTTCCTGATAGACCGACCACGTCCATCCCTTAGAGCTGGTAGTGGGTCGGGAGAGGATATTATCCCCTTCCCCGAGGAGGGTCCAGTCATCCGTCGTAGGAGGTTCGTCGTAATAAGTCCCTGAGGTAAAGGAGATATTCTCCGGGTTCACGTTCTTTACCACCACATACTTCGTATAAACAGGTTTGTTGTTCCCTGCAGAGGTGTTCCCCGAGGCCGGATAGACGATGGTCCAGACGAGACGGGGTTCGGAAGCCCACACCCTTTGGGTATGACCGTTGTTCCCTGAGTGAGTGAGAAGGGCATTGATCTTGGCTCCGCGAGTGGCGACAACGCGTCCCTGAGGGGTGACCCCCAGCTCCAGATAAGCATTAGCGACAGCTTCGATCTTCTTACCGTCGGATCCGTTCATATATCCCCCACCGTCCTTGTCGGAGTTATTACCACCACTAAGGCAGTAGGTGACCACATTAGAGGGACGGAACTGCTCGGGGAGGATCTTGAACTTAGACTCAATATCATGAATAAAGGACTTCCATCCATAACCATCTCCATTGATACCTATACCCTGGGAGTGAAGACCGGTCTTGTCCCAATAGGTTATCCACTCGGCCTTGAGTCGGATATTTACCACCACGATACCTCCGGAGATAACGGCCTCTATAGACCCCCCGGAACCGGAACCCCTACCAAAGGGTTCGTCAATCGTCTCGGAGTAATAGGCCGAATCACTACTGAACTGCCCGAGGAAGACCCCCTTGTGGTCGTCTACGGCCTCGTCGATCATGAGAGTGCCTTCGCGGTCTACCTCCACCGCACCAACGAGACCGAATTTTACCAGTCGGCCGGAGCCATAGGTAGGACCGAGGTCGAGGACAATAGGAGATTTGGTGACCTTGCGATGGGCCTTGTTAGTATAGTTCCTCTGGACCTTTTGGTCGGAGACGATGGTCGTACTCAAGCCGTTCTCCAAAAGGATAGCCTTATCCCCATCCTTACGACTGAATGCCTTGGCCTTTACCTCTCCAGTACTCTGGTAGTTTCCGGTTGTGTCGATGTTACCAGTGACCGTGACGTTATTATCAAAGAAAGTGTTGCCCCCTACGGCCATAGTACCGACGATGACGGTGTCTCCGGAGAGGAGCTGATCGGTATGCAGAGTCCCTTCCACTCGACCTACCAGATACCCCAGATCAATAGGACCGACATTAGGTCGGGTATTGGGAGTGAGTTCCCCCCAGACAGCTGTGTAGAGGTCTCCTACTGACCACGACGAGGGGTTCAATAGACGACCGGTATATGCTACCGGGGCTGGTGAAGTACCATTCAAAGCTTTACCACCCACGTAGAAGCCATTGAGGAAAGTCCCGGAGTAATGGTGATCTTTGACCCCCGTATATGACTGACTATCAGCGATAACAGCCCCGTGGTGGATGGTATCATCGACAAAGACCTCGTTCTTCGTGGGGTTGGTTTTCTTCGTCGTCCTATTGTTGAACATTACCCCGTTATGACGGTAACCGGATTTCGTGGACAAATCATCCACGCGGTCGATACCATAGCTCACTAACCCGCTGGTATGGAAAGTCCACCTGCCATTATAAGACCTTATCTCCGGGACATCCAGAGTAGCCCCGTTCTGGTCTATGACAGAATTGCCGATATGGAGAGCCCCGGTACGGAGGAACTTACCGTAGATACCATACTCTGACCAAACGGAATAGAAATCCAGAGGAGACGTTCCAATCCCACTCAGTAAGGGGTAGGTATAGCTATGGTCACGAAGTTTGTTCTTCTTGACGGTGTAATTGATGTTCCTTCCTCGGCTGACTGGTCCACCAGTCACGGTCACTCCACCATCTTTTCCCTGAATGATACCTGTAGCCTTCATCCCCCCCAGGACCGTTCCATCTTTAGTGAAACCTGTGAGGAGGTCTCCGTGGATAGTGAGGAGAGGCCCTGTAGGACCGCTGGTGTTCTTATAACTGGTGATGGTCGCGGGTACGTCCACACTCAGATCCGAACCGATATAATGGGTATAGTCAAAAGTACGACCGGTATCATCGGTGATGGAGTTGTTCTCCTCCTGTTTCCCGACGATCCTACCAGGAACCCCGGGGTTGGTCTTCGTAGACTTGTTAAGGGCACGGATATCCTTTACGGAGCCGATGTGAAGGGTCTCCTTCATCGTAGACCGGTCTTCGGCATTAGGAGTCATCGTCCCAGGAACTGGGGTGGTATTAGGGGTCTTCGCTTCCGAATAGATGACGTGGGCTGCCCAGGTCTTCTCCGGTTCGGTATCCGCTCCGGTGGCATCAATAGACTGCTTATACTTCCTCGAGCCGATAGGGATATACAGACCTCGGGGTTTGTTATGATCGGCGTACTTATCCGTCTTATGTTCGTACGGATCCAGACCCATCATCATACCAGTGAAGGTATGCTCATCCAGGCCTAACTCGATCCTATTGTCTTCTCCACAGTAGACCGTGCCGATATATCTTTCATCTTCTCCGTTGGTGACCTTGAGTACCCGGAACTCGGCTATCCAGAAGGTGGTGGAGTACTTAGCCTGTTGCCACGCTGGATCGGGTAAGACGAGTACCGTCGTCTTATCCATCTCTTGGAGGAGGTTATATACCTCATTACCCTTGGGATCCCGGATGGAGAAAGGAACGATATTGTTACCATCTACCTTCTCTATCCATTTATCGTCCCAGATACCGAGATCGTTCTCGACCGTATGATCCTGAATACCTGGCTTACGGAAGAAGGAGATACCCTCATGTCCGTCCATTACCCTCCAAACACGGTAGAGGTTAGAGTCATTAGTATGTTGTCCCTTGAGCCAACTGGAAGCCTCTAACGAAGGGGTGATATTGGGGTTCTGGTTGGGTATGGGAATACCGGGAATAGGCTGGATAGCCCCTTCCATATTCACCACGGTCATTCCCGAGACGTCCTTGGCACTATAAGCCGTGTTCTCCAGTCGTCTCACTACCAGCAAGGAGGAGTTCTTACCGGCCTTACCAGGGAGACCCTGGGCAGAGACCTTGGTCTTACGACCATTGAGGATCCAGAAGAACTCCCCATTCTCAAAATACATCCTCGGGATGACCTCGAGACGACGGAACTTGAAAGTACCATCACTCTCGCCGACGAAAATCCCCGAGGTATCCTTAGCCTTCTCAAGGTCCTTGTGGGCTCCGGCTCGGAATCGAGCGTCGAGGAGGAGATAGGGAAGACTGCCGGTGGACTTCTGAATATCTGACTCGGTGGTGGCTACAAAGACCCTCCCTAAGGAGTAGTCGGTAATGTGCTTATTGAAGATCTCCAGGGCTTTGGTCTCATCGGCCTTCATCCACGCCCGGATCCAGTCGAAATGCCAACCATTTACCGGGAGGAGCTCCGCCCCGGTACACTCGGACTCGATAGTCGTGAGGATAGCATCGTAGATGACCTTACAGTCCTTGGCATAGTTGGTCTTACTCTTCCCCGTGAGGGTATTGTAATGGTTGTAATCGACCTCTACCTCCTTCTGCAGGGTACGGATAAGGTCGATATTGACCGGTGTCCCTTGGGTCGTCTTAGCGATTTTCTCCCTGGTACTGTCCAGGGCATCCCCGGGGTAGAAGAGGATAGAGTTGAGGTTATAAGGGACGTACTGAGCCCCTCGGCCATCGGCACCCCTTAGCAGGTCAGGACTGCCGAGTTTCTGGAAGTTCTCATGAATGTTCCTAAACTGTTCGGCCAGGTTTCTGGAGAAATCCGAGTCGAGGATAGGAAGGGTTATGTCTTTGAGTTTATGCATGCCTCGTGAATTTTATTCGGTATATATAAAATATGTTCATATCCACCCTTTTTATATGGATTATTTCATACTTAATGTCATAGATCTGTTCTACCTTAGTAAAGTCGGCAAAGGGAACCGGGAGTTTTTTGTTTATCTCCTCCAGGGCCGTGCGTTGTAGAGTAGCCCTGTCGGGTGTAGTCACCCCCACTTCCGACTCAAAATACTTACTGTACATCGTAATCCTTGACTTATCGAACCATTTGTACTCCGGGAGACCTTGTAGTCTCTTCAGGGGGTAGTCATAGACCAGATCACCGTAGGGGGTAGTCTCGGAGAGGACCACCGGGTCATACCCTATAGAGGGATACTTAGGTGGAACCCCGGTGTAACTCCAGTCGTAGATCTTGGTCCGCAGGGTCTCATCTTCCATAGACTGTTTCTCCCAGAGGAAATTCCTACCAAAAGAGCTAACATACAACCACCGGCCGTGGAGGTTTTTTACCCCGGGGTCTAAGATAGTGGGTTTCAACGGGGTATCGTGACGGAAGACGTAGTTATTACTCTCCTCTTTCTTATACGGAACGGTCTCCCCAGCATCCGGAGTGATGGTATGGTCCTGTTTGGATACCACGGTCCTGGTGAAATGAACCGCTTGGGGAGCTTCAATAGACTGCAGGCCTTCGTTAATAAGGTCCAGCCATTCAAACTTCTTTTTTAGATGGTCGGGGATCTCTCCGAGCCTCTCCTTGTAATATGCCGTGTAGTTCTTCAGGGCATCCATCACATTGCCCAGGACGAGGGGTTCTGGAGTCATCTCCTGCATCACTACCCCCTTCTCACTCTTGTGCGTCTCCCGGGTAGGCGTCCAGAAAATGACACAAAGGACCTTTTTCTTGTTCCCTTCCTCATCGGTGATCTGCTGGGTCTTCATACAAATAAACAGACCCTGGTCGTTGAGGTGATGGCGGTTAGTAGGCATAGTAGGGAGATCGAGGAGTTCATTGAACGACCCATCCATATCATGAAAACGACCTACGTCATAAGTGGTGTCGTACTCGGAGTACTTAGCTTTGGCTTCTTCGGTGGGGTAGTTGCCATTCACGGGTAAGGACCTACCCTTCTCATCGAACCTCTCCCACCAGATGGCCGTAGTGTCTACCGATCGGTCGTAGACCTGATTGAAGGAACTGGGGTGGTCAATATCGACCCTCTCGAGGCCATAGGTAGTCATCAGACCAAGGTAGATATCATCTATGCCTGCATTCTTGAAGTTAAATTTCATCCCGTTGACAAACCCCGAGAGGCTCTTGAAGTACTTCCCCTCGGAGATGAGGGTAGGTGCTTCCATCAGATTGTGGTAGATATCTTTCTGACCCCCGTAGCGCATGCTACCGGTCCAGTTGTGGTTCTTAGCCTGTTTGTCGTAGGTCTTGATACTGGGGTCCTGGGCACTGCCGATAGTCCCTCGGTAGGAGTAGATGAGTCGCTCCCCATTCTCATTAACATACTCGTAATAGGCACTCATGCCATCGTAGACATTGTAGATGATCTCCGGGTTAGTCGATGGAGACCAGTGGTTGATAGTCTGAGTGATCTTATTGGCATGAACCAGGGGGGTCATCTTCCAGTCACCGAGGTAGTCCAGGGCATTGAAATTGGGAATGGTCGTCCACTGGTCCTCATCGACCTTGGGTCGGGGTACGTAGTGGTGATTGGTATATAGGTCTCGCTTCTTCAGAGGGCGGTAGTTACCATTCTTGTCCCTATTGTAGACCTGCACACTGACTTCGAAATTAGGGGTGTCCTTCACCACATCACTTAGGCCCTCTACCCAGTCCTCGGGGTCATAGACGAGGCAGAAATTGATGAGCTGGGGGGTGATCATCTCCAGATCCCCGTAGATATTCGTGAGGAGACTGTTGAACTCTATCAGGGGTCTCTCGCGGTGGATGATATTACGGGGGATGTTATAATCCCGTCGCGTGACCATATTACCCGACTTCATATCCAGTCCTCGGATGGTACAGAGGTTCTGGGAGAGGTTGAGGTTGATACACTCCTCCCCACGGATATGCTCCAGATAGTTGAGGATATATTGTCCTTCCCTCGTGGTGTCATCCACGGTGATGGATTTGGTAGCAATAGGACGACCACCGGGAAGGGAGATGGTAATATCAAACCTCAGGCCATAGGAAGAGTCCAGCCACAGGGGTACTAAGGTCTCAAAAGGGCGATGGTAGAGAGTCCCTCGTTTTGTCCCGGCCCAGAGCTGGTCATCGTAGTTCTTATCCAGGGTCTTATAGAGAGGCCAGTCCCCTTGGAGACTCTGGTTCGTGGTATCGTAGAAGGTACTTCTGGTCAGTCGGTAAAACTCCCTCAGGTTGAACTGGTGTGGGGTGTTGATGATTTCCTCATCCTCATCCACGACATAGGATCCTGGAGTCACCGGTCGAAGGTGGATTTTATCCACGACCACCCTTTCCCCGATATTAGTCAGGACCAAATCGATCTGTAAATTTCCAGATAATTTGGGGTTAGTTCTATATAATTGGGAATTTCTAATCATCGTTTTTTATTATGTATAAATTATGCTCCTATCCCACTAACAATAAAAAATGGCTACCCGACTAGCCAAAATGGATATTTATATAACTATAGATTCTGGCTACTCGACTGACCAAAATCAGGAGATAGTGGTGGGGTACTTTTTTGGGTCACTGGGTGGTGTTTTGGGGGGGTCATTTTTTAGGGGGTGAGTTGAGCTGTTTTGCTGTGCATTTTTTAGGGGGTGAGTTGAGCTGTTTTGCTGTGCATTTTTTAGGGGGCAAGGTGGACTGGTTGGAGAGCTCAAAAATCGCTTGTTTTTTGACCGTCAAAATAGGTCGAAAAAGGAGCTCAAAATCGGCTCCAAAATGGAGTGAAAATCAGTGCAAAAATCGAGGCCAAAAATGCGCAAAAATGCGCAAAATGGCCAAAACAGTGCGCAAACGCACTGGGACTAACGGTTTGAGCGCAATTTTCGGAACTGAAATTTCCTTATAAGAAAAAAATATAGAAATTAAGGCGCTTTTTGAGGGCAAAAATCGGTCTCTTTTTTGAGTCATTTTTCGACCCTAAATTTGGACCCTAAATTTGAGCTCCAAAATGACTCTATTTTCCGACCCATCCAAACCGCGCGCAAACGCACTTTTTGGTCTTCGAGGTCAACAGCGCACAAATGAACATTTTGATGGGCCAAAAATGACCTGTTTTAAGGATCCAAATTACGACCTAACCAGCGGCTCTCATAAACGCGTTATAACGCGCTCAAATGTACTTGCCTATACCAATGGCCCATTTTCATATTTGATCGCAGTAGGGAGCGATTATGAGCCTTATAGGCTATGTCTGTGGTTATGCATAACCCTTATAAACACAAAAAGACCAGTATGATCTCAAAACAGCCATTTTACCGACCCCGGAGTATATCCAAACCCTATAACACCTCGTATACGGCTCATAATCGATCTCTATGCGCCTCAAATATCTTTTTAATGGGTTAGTATAGGTCGCACTGAGATCGCGCGTCCTGGCGCGATTATGCAACGCATATCGGATACGTGATATACCATACAGGATTTGGTCTCCAAATCTTGACGGCTAAATCCAGCAACTCCGTTGATAACTTCCATCTATCACCTATCAATACATTTTATCAATCGCCATAGGCGCTGGTTCACCCATCAGAGGAGCCACTATTTCGAAGCTCCAAAAAGCGCTTAATTTTCTATATATTTTTTCTTATAAGGCAAACACCGTTCAGAAAAATGGTCTCAAACCGTTAGTCCCAGTGCTTCTACGCTCTGTTTGGGCTTAAAAAACGGTTTTAGTGCGTTTGTGCGCGGTCGAAAACCGCGATTTTTGAGCCATTTTTGAGCCTCGGATTGATAACTTTTATTTATCACCTATTGATTACTTCTATCTATCGCAACGATAGATGTAGACAGCAGCTCCGCTGATTCATTTTATCAATATCAGTTTTAAGGTATCACACCAAGCTGATATACTCATATCATGAGCTTTGACGCCTCAAAATCCCCCCAAACTACTAACCCTCCATTTTAGCTGCTCGACTAGCCATTATCGCTACTTATATAACTACTGATTTTAGCAACTCGACTAGTCAATATCCCTATTTATAAACGCAGCGAAGCTACTTCGCCCCTTCGGGGAAAGTCTCCACCATTTAGGAGCTATTCTTAAAATATATGGAGAAATACCCACGTGGAGAATACAATAACACCTAATAACCTCTGCTTCATTGAAAGGATACTTACTACCGGGGCTATTCAGCCTGGGGTAGTGGTCATTTCCGGTGTGGAGAGTCTTTATAGCTGGTCTATGGACGGGGTCTGTTGGACCGGTTGGGTATCCCTCAACGAATACAAGAGTTGGGTAAATACCATAGAAGGGGACTATTTCCTCCGACTGAAATTCCGCGGGATGGTCACCGAAGTGCTATACTGTGGTCTGCCTTATGAGGACTATACTCTATCCATAGCCCCGATGAATTTCACCGGAGACGTCTGCTCGAACCCCAACCTGTTCTCCCCGTACTCGAATATGGATTGTGCGGTGCTCCTCCAACAGCAACTCGCCGATCAGGTCGTGTGTATGTTTGGGATTCCCATCTACTATTTCCAAGTGGACCCCAATATCGAATCCTTGGACTATACTTTCAAAGAGTACCACCTCCATCAGGTCAAACAGGTGAAGGAGCTGAAGCTGATGTTAGAAGATGGCTCCCTCCCCTCCAGCAATCCCAAGCTGACCGATCTGGATTTTGATTGGGAACAGGACTGGTCGGTGGAGATATCCAAGACCCAGTTTGCCACGGCCTTCGGAGACACGACCGTTCCCAAGTACCAAGATTTTATCTACGTACCGATGATGAAAAGGATGTGGAAGGTCAACTCGGCCTACGACGAGAAATCTGGGGGACTTATGTGGAGGGCCACGACGTGGAAACTGACCCTGGTGAAGTACACCGATAACAAGAGCGTGGATACGAAGAATTTCGACCACATCATCGACAACTTCATCGAACACAAGTACGAGGAGGAGATTGCTCCTCTGGAACAAAAAGAACAACTAAGGCAGTCGGCCTACGACCAGATCACTCAGACCCAGTACGTCGATTCCCTGTACAACATTTATAAAGAAGATCAATTGAGACACAGTTATACCCGAGACCTCGTCATTATCCAAGACAAGACCCTTTGTCATAGGCATAACGTGACGAGCCGTCATATGTACAAGTTTAAGGAGGGGGGTACGGTGAACTACCTCCGGAAGTATTGTGGAGACTCCGGATTTATTTCCTTTATTCTGGAGACCGGAGGCGAATGGAAAGACACCTCGTTGCTCCAAATAGGACCAATCAATTTCGAGTTGGCCGCGGATTTCCACCGTGGTGGCGATTCTCGTACAGGGGATTTCTTATTCGGTGTGGAAGACCTCTCCACCACCCTACAGCCGTTCTCTACCTACCTCGTCGTGTACCGATGGGATAGGAGTACCCATACCAAGGAATTAGGAGTGTACCGTCATCACCATCGTACGGATATGCCGGTATACCTCGTCAAGCCGGAGAGCTATTTCTTCGACCTGGACCATCCGGTATATGAGAAAGTGGGCCATTATAACTCCGATTACGAAGTTTGCGACCCCCAGCCCTGCTCCCTCCACGGATTTCCATGTTTCCTTACCAATATCAAGTACTACAACAGGACCCTACCTAAGGAAGAGGTCCTCCGAGAAGCGGTGAGGTATACTACCGATCACGAAGCCTGTGTCTTCAACGACCTCGCTCGACCCATTCATCTATCCACCCAATATGCAGTGAAGTAATGGCTTACAAGACCAATATATACAAGACCCCGTTGATTGACTCTACGGCCTCTATCACCCATCCTCTGAGACCTCAGATAGCGGATACGGAGACGATGGAGTCGATGAATACTTATAAGAACTTCGGGGTGTTCCCCACTAACCAAGGTACTATCCCGGTATGGAAGAGGACTGGGGAAGGAGACGAGGCCAAACACGAAGACTTTACCGAAGAAGAATGGACCAGGGAGTCGATGGCTCCGTATCGAGCCGGTGCTCCGGGGGTCCGATCCCTCTTCAACAAGTCTGCTGCCCTCCTCATCGGCAATGCCCAACCCGTGACGACTTTTGACGCTCCGGGTCAAGCAGACGCGTGGGATAGGAATATCCGCGGGGGTAGTGAATGGCGACTGTCTACTAATGCCCCTCTGATGGATACTCCAGAGGTCCGAGCCAAGCTACAGGAGAAAGCTGCCTGTACCGTCAAAGACCTCGTCAAGGCTTCCCGAGCCGGGGTCTTTGGTCGTAGTACCTACTCCTATGCCGATTTCATGTACTGTAAGCATGTAGGTCGCGTTCCTAATAACTACCTCATCACCCTCCGTCGTTATCCTATCCCGGTCAACGATGCTATGATGCCTACGGGAACTGGTAAGAGACGACGACAGAGGAACCGCGATGGTGGTGGCCAGGCCGATACCGCTGCTCCCATAGGCACTATGGTGACCTGGATGGGGGTGTCGGGAAACGAGATGGGTAATATCCTCAAGTACTCCTATACAATGCCCTTTGAGGAGAAGGAAGCCCGCTGGGAAGAGGTGTCCAAGTACGGTGGAGACAATGGTATCCTCAACAGTATCGAGGCGGCTATGAACCCCACCATCCGAAGTAAGTTCAATGATGGTTATGATAACCTCCCCGCCGCTGCTAATGCCGCTGGAATTATCGGGGATAAGGTCGGTGGAGTCCTCTCCCACGTACCCGGTATAGGTAAGCACCTCGGAGGTATGTTCGCCACCTCCGGTGGGGTATACCAAGACCCTTCTACCTTCATCGACTCGAACAAGGTCTATGGCCCTATCGACCGAGTGAAGAGTAACTACCGAAGGAGTGAAGCCGGTCTGACGATGGACTTTAAGTTCACGTTGGTCTTTGAATACGAGCTCAAGGCCTACAACGGTATCAATCCCAAGCAGGCTATGTTGGACCTCTTAGCCACTATCGTCGCCACCACCTATACGAACGGGGCTTTCTGGAAGGGGGGTTATAGACCTATCGCCGCGGGGCAGAGTAGTGCCTTCCGCAATCTGGAGATCTTCAAACCGTCGAAGAGCAATTTCACCGATTATATGGATGCATTCTCCAAGGACGTGCGCAAGGGTTATGATGCTATCAGCTCCAAGCTCGAAGGGACTAACCCCCTCGATCTGGTGAAGAAAGTAATCAATATCATGGGAGGTATGCTCATCGGTGGTCTTCTCAACCAACTCGGCCGCCCGGCTAAGTACCAGATGAACTCCCTCCTGAGCGAAGCCCCAGTGGGTCTGTGGCATGTGACTATCGGTAACCCCCACCGGCCTATCCTGAGCCTGGGGAATATGATCCTCAAGAACACCACCATCGAACACAGCGGTCCTCTGGGTATGGATGACTTCCCCACTCAGCTCAAGGTCACTTGTGAGTTCGACCGAGGTAAGCCCAGGGACGCGTGGGGTATTGAACAGATGTACATGAGGGGTAATGACCGTATCTACCAGTCTATGTCTAAGTACGTACTGGATATGTACCAGAAGGCTAAGGTTTACAAGACCGGTACTCCCGCACCCGATTACAAGGATATCCACAGGGAGGCTACCGGTCAGGATAAGGGTATTGGAAAAATTTTAAGAAAACCCGGTAGTCTCTCCCTACCCAAATTAGAGGTCCTTACCCAACCATCCCAGGGTCTCTCCAGGGCTTCGGTAGAGGGTCTTGCCTCCAAAGCCTTAACCCGAGCCCGTACCGGTTTACCTAATATCACCCCGACCTCCCTGGAATCGGCTTATAGTCCTGAGGAGCTCGACCTGATGAAAAAAGGCGACAACACGTTCCTCGAGGACTACTTCGGGGATGTGGATAATGATGCTATCATTATGGCTGCTCGTGAACAGGAAGAGGGTAACTTCAAGATGACCCCTTCGGAGAAAGAAGAATCCACCAAGAGTCAGCAACGACTCAATGAAGCCATAAGTAAGAAAAATGCACAACCAACTCAAAGCGAATCCTAAATCCCGGTACTACCAAGGTAATGTGGACCCTTCCGTCTGCAAGAAATATGTGGGGGAAGGGGTCATTACCTACCGATCCAGCTGGGAGAAGAAATTCATCCAGTGGCTGGAGACTTCTTCCCGGGTGACGAGGTGGAGCTCGGAGAATATACGTATCCCTTACTGGTACGTAGACGGAAGGGAGCACTCCTACTACCCAGATTTTACCGCTACTATCGACGGGGAAGACTGTGTTATTGAGATCAAACCACGATCCCAGTGCACCGCACCAAAAAAACCAACCCCCTATTCCCTCGACCAGTGGAGAAAAAACAGCGCCAAATGGTCTGCTGCTCTCGAATGGTGTAAGGAAAGGGGATTGAAGTTTAAGATTCTTACCGAGGAGAGTATTGGTAAGTTATGACAGCCACCACGGTGACTGGCTACTTCGTTGAGCGACGTCTCTTTACTTTATAGTCCTTCATAACCCACTCCACGACGGCCTTGTACAGACCCTGGAGATCCCATTCAACACCATCGTACACGATGGCATTAGGGAAGATGAGATCGAATTGCTCCTTTGTTACCGTGGTTTGCTTACGTTTGGTAGTGACTACGTCTTTGTAGATCGTGATTTTGGTCTCGGTCTTTCCGGTGTAGAAAGAAAAGGAGTACTCCTCAGGAATTTTCGACGACAGCTCTTCCCACGTGGTCATCTTTCCCACGGGAATACCTCGACGGAACATCCATTCCTGAGCTTTGGTGCTGGATTTTGATGGGGTCTTTCTCATAACGTAATATATCTCGCAATACGAGCTAGCTATTTTATAGATATAGGACTATTTGTGTGATATTTTATTATATATAGAAAAAACGTTTTACATTATGATATCATCAATGCTTAACCAACTCAATTTTAGCTCTATCGTGAGCTCTGGGTCAGCCACTACCCAGCTCGGTGTGGAGCTAATGGAGCGATACCTCGGAGCCCTTCAAAGGAACGGCGAGAGTCATATCCTCGTTAACTCTTTTGTGAAGGAGGCCAGCCGACTCCAGTACGACGCCGGTATCCGCGAGAGCCTGGAGAAAGTGGCCAGTTTTATTGGCGAACAGCCAATCAAATGGACCCTGGCTACTCGCTGCGAGTCTATCCTCGATGGAGTTACCCGCGACCGACATGCTCGACCTGCTGCCACGAAGGCATCAGGGCTTCTGGAACTCGAGGAAGGGGAACTCGTAAGTGCTATCCGCGCAGGGGCTCTTAGGGAAGTGATGCACTGTGAGGCTTTCCGCTCTCTGGCTAACCAAGTCCTCGGAGAGATCCAGACCGTAGTAAGGACCGACGAGTACACGATCACCCATCCCCTCTCCTATGTAGAAAAGGCCTACGACGGTATTGCTGTCCGCGTCTGTGGTAGGAATATCTGCCAGGACGACGAATATAACCTCATCCCCAACTACCAGGGCATCAGTGCCTCTTTCCTCCTCCTTAATGAGTTCATCGAGAGTGGGGAAGCTCAGATCGCCGACCATTGCATCACCATCCGATTCAATAACAATATCTTTACCATCTGTGAAGCCGGTAAGGTTCGATATAACGACGAGGAGATGGGTGTGGAGCAGTTCCGTCAGCAGGCCCAAGCCCGACTGATCCTGTCTCCTGCGAACCGAAAAGGAGCTCTGAACCGTATTTTTGAGGCTGTGGCTCTCTTCGCTGAGCACTACGACCACGTGGTCTACCTCGATCATGTGAATATCTTCACCACCCCCACCGGAGTGTCTTTTGCCGTCATTCGCTATGGGGAGCAGCTCTATGCCTTCGGTCTGAGGAGTTTTGCCTTTGAGATCATCGGTAATGCCCTGGAGGTAGTCGAATATATCCAGCAGATGACCCAGGTAGAAGTTGGGACAGAGTATAAGGATATGCTCCTGGCTGAGCCCGCTAAGGAACCTGAAGTAAAGGAAGATAACCTCCAGGCTCGTATCCAGGCTCTCACGGAGAAGTTCAAGGATCATCCCAAGTACCTCGAGCTTCTGGATGAACTTTCGAAGGGGCTTTAATCTCTTAACCATTAAAATTAAGGCAGGGTCACAAGCTCTGCCTTTTTTTATTATTTATACATACAGTAAATAATGGAATCACATAAACTACACCTCTTACCCGGTTACGAGGCTGACCTGACGAGTACCTTAGACGGTTCTCTCAAGCTCTACCCGAGCCGGTGGTTAGCTTTCCGTGGTACGGCTCCGGTGGATATCGCTGCAGTGCTTTCCTCCCTCGAGAGCTCTCCCCGGTATGGTCTGTACGGGACTATCACCAGTCCTTTCAGTGCAGTGGATGTAGCCGACCTGGTCCAGCATACGGATCTGGGGGATCTGGTGGGGGTAGGGGATATCAACCTTGCTCAGACGGAGACCTCCGGAGGGCAGGTATACTCGGAAGTGTTCGTCCAGGTCGATCCAGAGAACCTCCCTAAGCAGTACCTCTATCTGCCGGATAAGCCTATCCCCGATAACGAAACGATTATCAACCGACTGATGGGTCAGCAGCCCCAGCCCACGAGTAACGGGTGGATGGAGTTTAATACCATAGTCATCCTATATAACGTCTACCGTAAGGCTGAGAGCGAGACCCTCCAGGACATGATCCTCAAGAGGGACTTCCCTATGGCTATTGTCGAACTCCCGGAGATGCAAGCACTCAGAACCACTAATAACCTCGGTGGGGTCACCACGTGGTCAACCAAGGTCCTCACCAGGGTCACAGGAAAAAACTCCAAGCTACCCTCTACGGACAGTGACATCCACGATGGGGCTGGCCGCTACACGGACATCCACACCCTGGGAAGACTACTCACGGAGATGGGTCGATTGCAGAAGAAGATGGACCAGATTGTGTCCTCCCGGGTCACCGACTACTCTTCTTTCAAAGCCTACCTCGACAAGTTCCGTAATGAACAGTCCATCAACGTACCATATATCGTTGCTGGGAGGTGGTTCGTCAATGGTAAGGACATCGGTCCTGTCGTCGATGACCTCCGACTGAAAAACCTCGTGGAGAGTTATATAGAAGAGCACAAGGAGTCTTTCCGTGGTCCTAAAGGGGATCCCGGTAAAGATGGTAAGACCCCTGAGTTTAAGATAAGCGACAACGGGGAGCTCCTCTATAGCTACGGAGATGAATGGCGATCCGCAGGGATCTTCCGTTCGCAGAGGACGACCTCAGAGACCTTCATCACTGTGAAGAACCTCAGTAAGCCAGTAGCCTCGGGGAAACCGGCTAAGCTAATTTTGGATATCGAGGCCTACAAGGAATGGACTCTCAATACCGGAGGAAAAGAGAAGGAAGATATTGGAGAGACGGCTACTATCCATCTTGGGGAGTTCGAGTATACCTTCACCCCCTTACGACAGCAGCGACTGGAGCTGGAGATACCCTTCAAGACCGAGTATTCTGGTAAGAGTCTCGACGGTACCTTCACCCTCGGAACCTTTACGCAGCCCATTTCCGTTACGTGGAAGAAAGCTGTTGTGACGAAGAGAAAGACGGTGATCTCCGTCAACAGCCCTTCGGTAAACCCCTTCCTCGTTGGGGAGAAGGGAACGGTAACTTTCCTCGTCACTGCTTATGATGAGGTCACTTATGACTCCGGGGTCACGCAAAACGAACCAATGGAAGGGGATCCTATTACCTATACTACCAACACTGGATCAGCTACCCTGGATACCTCGGTGGTGACTACCAACACCCCAGTCACGATCGAGATACCTTATACCGCCTCCGGAGGCCAGAAACAGCCAGATAAGACCGTTGGGGTATACCGTTCGGGGCAGGCCTTACGAGAGGTCACCCTCCAGTGGATGAAACCAGAGACTGGGGAGATAGTAGTGGAGAACCTCCGAGTGGAGGTAGAGAAGCCTGCTACCGTTACCGCTGGTCAGGACTACCCGGTTACCTTCAAGGTCAGTGGAGCAGCCTTTGATAAGTGGGACGATGGAACGCTCACGCCGAAGGAGCTCACCGGTAAGGTCGTCATCAACGGGGTCAAGTACCCCATCGTAAATGGGAAGGTTACTGTGAATATCCCCTATAATAAGTCCGGGGTATCTATACAACCTACCTTCGAGTACTTTGACCGGACGATGCCAGTGGATCCAATAAACCTCCAGTGGGATGCTCCGAAGGTAGTCACCACCACTCCCAAGATATCCGTCTCTATCGACCGGGATACGTTCGAGGCCTCGGAGAACCCTGCTACCATCCGTCTGAGGTATGTCTCCAAAGCCGTAGATATCTACGACAACGGGGAAGAGAAGGAAAAGTTCGAACCTACTACCTTTAATATATCGGGTGCGATTACAGACAGCTTTACCTCCGTGTCCGAGACCGGGGAGAAGGTCCTTTCCGTACCACGAGGGGAGAAAATTGTGGTATCCAGTGGAGACTATACCAAGGAGTTTGCTCTTGCGTGGAAGAATAAGACCGTCACCACCAGTCGAGAGGAACTGAGTCTCAACTACCAGAACGAGTACGTCTTACGTGCTGGGGAGACCAGAATCAATATCCCCTATGTATGTAAGAAGATCACCTCCTATAACGACGGATCCGAGTCGGTCACCCACCTCTCCGGGAAGTCCATCACCCTTTCCTCAGAAAAATGGTTACGACCCTATTCCCTGGACGAGCCGACCGGTACAATAGAGGTCGATATCGCCAGGACCCTCTCCTCCTCTCGTGAGGTAATAATCGGTGGGGATCTGACCGGTAAGTTCCAGGTGCATTGGCTGGATGCCACCGAGGTAAGTCACGAAGACACTATCCGGATGGAGATAATTTGATTGTAAATCAAAACCTATGAACTTTTTCAAGAACCTTTTGGAGATGGTAGCCAAGATTTTGGCTACCCTCCTTCGAATTGAGGGGCTCCTCAAATTATTTAATAAACATCAAGACACAGTACTTATTAGTATGGCAGATTATTTAGAACAACCTATTGGCCAACCGGTCAATGTGACGGTGGATGTGGAGGCTTTTCGTCAGTCCCTCATGTCCGACGGGGAGACGAGGAAGACCCACCTCCCAGGACTGAAGATGAGGGTATCCAAGGGAGCCGTTATCTTCAAGACTTTTGAGATGGACCAGTCTAAGGACCCCTCTGAGCATCAGAGATTTACCGTGCCCATCTCAGCAGACACCGGTGAGCATGAATATAAGGCCGAATACAAGGTCGGGGAAGGGGACTGGCAGACCGGTACCACTTTCCGCGTGAGCTGGGAGGAAGACTCCGTGACGCGTACCGACATTATCTTCAACGTGAAGCAGGAGCATAACACGGGTCTCAACTGGTCTAACGGAGACCAGTCTCATGTTATCGTCACCGCCTATACAAAGAAGACCTATAAGAGTGGTAAGACGGCTAATGTACCTCTCGGGGATCAGTCGATTGCCGTCAAGGCCGGAGACAAGACCTTCACGACCTTCACTATGGGTCAGCAAACGGAAAAACGCGTGAGTTTCCCTATTGACTATACGGATGCCGCCAGGACCAATACCGTAGACCGAGACGTACCCTCTATCGTTTGGGGTGGCACTCTTAATGGTACTGTGGAAAGCGGTGACCAGAGCAAAGAGATAACTTTGTCCTTCGACCCCAATGAGATTACCACTACCCCGGCCGGTGTGGAAAAGATTATTGCTCCGGTATCCCTCCTCCAGAGCAAGCTCTTTGTCTCAGGAAACCTCGAACAGGGCTATGGCAACTACGTCATCAATGACACGGAGAACCCCAAGGTGAAGGTCCTCGCGACGAAAAAGGTCTCCTCCAACATCAGTGAGGTGGTATCCAATGACTACCTCGAGCTCACCGAGTACCGTAAGTACGGAACGGAATACTTCAAGGCCGTGAGAAAAGCTGGTCTCGGGGAAGGGGAATGGACCTATGAGAACGGCTCTTTCCGCAAGGTAAGTAAAACCAAATACGGAACTATCACCGGTTATTACAACGACGCTGTGGGTACTATCACCGTAGTACTGAGGAGTCCTGCAGGACTCAATATGGGATACCGAGTAAGGTACTGGGGAGCTACGGATGGGGTAGATATTCCTGCCAATATCACCGAAGGAAATAGGGATCGTCTGGAACTTAAGTCTTACAGATTCTTCCTCTTCACCCTCCGAGCTGACTTGATGAAGGTATCAGATAAGACCACCTTCGTCAACTACATGAAGAGGTTTATTGATGTGGACAAGCGACTCTCCATCAAGTCTTCAGTCACCCAGGCTCATGAGACGCCATCCAGTAGCAATTTCGACTATAACTTCGTGACTGTCGGTAACGCAGCTGAAGACCCCGAGCTCGCTACCATTAGCCCCTATGCCTTCTCCATCTACGACCAGCGTCATCGTCAGAGCCTCTGGACAGGGTATAAGGATAGAATGGTTGGAGTCTATGACGGGGAACACCTCCATAAGAACAACACGGATGTGACCACCGCGGTACAACTGCTTGTCCTTGACGGTGACACAGGTAGTAGTGCAGGCAAGTTCCTGACCAATGTCGTTGGAGCCGAATGGGGAGTGACTCAGACCACCGAACCACGAATCGGTTGGAATGCCCAGCCATCTTCTGTGTTTGCAGGCAAGACCTACGTCACGGGTGACAAAGTACCATTCAATATCCCGGTCACCAATTTCCAGACCGGTAGGATACGCAATACCGGTGTAAAGGGAACCGCTTATGAGTTCATCGGATTCAAGGGGGATAAGGCCCTGTTGGTCGAATATGGTCCTCAAAACTCCAATGTAGGAAAGGATAATGAGGATATCATCTACCGTCCTACTACGAATAGCCTCATCGTATTGCAGGGAGATAGGTTAGAAGATGGTGCAACGGATATTGAAACCTTGCACAGCGCCTATGCGGAAATCATACCTTACGACCTGTGGATGCAGAAGGTAAGGAAGGAACATAAAGATTATTAGCAAATTAGCTCCTTCGAAGATTATTAAATAAAACCCTATGAATAGTGAATTAGAAAAGTTGATTGAAAAATACCGCATTACGGTAAATGGTCTGGCTGACCTCGAGTCAGATTATGAGAAGGTCATCAAGGAGAGGGGCTTCGTTACCCTTAATGGTTTGTTAGCTGCCACTACAGACAGTCTCCATACGGAGCCCGGATCCTTCGGGGACAGTCCCACTGGTGAAGGTACTGAAAATGCCGTTAATACGGGAAATACCCCTGCAGCAGAAAGCGACTCATCACACAACGAGCCTGCCGCTCCAATTCCAGTGGAGCCTACTCCAGTAGTCCCTGCTCCATCAGATAACTCTGTAGAGAACACCCCTGTAGCTCCAGCAGTTCCTGCTGCTCCTTCTCCTTCGGAACCAGCCACAGAGCAGCCCGGTGTTACTCCAGTAGTCGAAGGTCCTGTGAGTGGTGATGCCAATCTCGGTAACGAAAGCGCCGCAGCACACAACCCCTCTGGGGAAGTCTCCGGGGAACGCTCCGCGGAGCCAGTAGCTGCATCAGATGACACAGCCTCCACCGAGGAAGAGAACTCTGATAGCTCTGAAGAGGAAACCGCAACCGGTCGTAAAGCCTAAGAAGAAAGCGACAAGTCGCACAGCTCCTTCGGAGGAAAATAAGTAATGGAACTACAGGTTATCCGACATACCTTCAAGCCCACCTACACCATCGGGAAGCTATATATCGACGGGAAGTATTTCTGTGATACACTCGAGGATGTGGTAAGGAAAGGTCCGAAGGTAATGCATGAGACGGCTATCCCGGCAGGCACTTATGAGGTCATCCTTAACATGTCCCCGAGGTTCGGGAAGGTCTTACCCCGACTACTTAATGTGCCAGGGTTCGATGGGATCCTCATCCACTCAGGGAACACCTCCAAAGACACCTCCGGTTGTATCCTCGTAGGTCAGAACAAGGAAGTGGGAAAGGTGATTAACTCCCAGGCTACTATGAAAAGACTGATGGAGGTCCTCCAATCACACAAAGGAGAGATCACCATCACGGTAAAATAAAAAAGGGGCGCGAGCCCCTTTTTTTATTGTTTGTTTTGCCAATAGGCAATGCGCTCTAATAGCAAATCATTAATGTCATCCGGTGTGGTGATGAAGTAGTTAAGGAAGGTCTTTTCTTCCCCCGCAATACTTACATCCTCCTCCAGAACATTATCACTTTCGGTCCACGTGATCTGATAAGGACCAATGAATTTTTTAATCTGTCCCTGAGGGCGAGGGCTCTTGGAGTTCTTTCCCATTAAATCTTCGGCATATTTACGTTTATATTAGGCATTTTTGGCATAGTCATTTTAGGAAGTTGCTTCGCACCTGGCATGCCCATCTTTTGTTCCTGCTGACTCTTGGTCATCACTGCTTTCTGATCTTCATTAGCTTCCTTCACTACCTGATTGAGTTCCTCCAGCCATAGCTCATACTCCCAAAAGGGGAGGCTGTCCAAAGACCCTGGAGGGAGGTGAAACTCCTTAGCCAGGACAGCCCCCAATCGCACAAACTGAACTATATCTATCTGGAATAACTTTACTGTTAGGTAGTCAAGAGTGGAGTGGAAGTTATTAACTTCTGGAACCGAATTTCTTTCCTCCTCCGGTATTGAAGAGAGCCTTGAGACCCGAGGGAAATCGTACCTGACTGATGGCCTCCCCACCACAATGCTCACAGGTCTCTCGGAGGTTCTCCGAGGGGTTGACCGGGAGGTTGACGAGAATATCCTTCATCAGGTTGAACATACCCAGATCCCAGGAGTCGTATTCCTTCTTGATCTTCTTCACCTGTAGGTCGAGCATCTGGACATCCTTGGGAGGTCGAGGGAAACACCACAGGAGATAGTTGAGGAACTGTTCATCGATCTTTCTGTTCTGACGACCCTGGATCTGAGCCCACTGGATAATGATCTCATTGGCTCCGAGCTTGGGGTTATACAGACGGATAGGATCATGATCCACGTCATATTCTCGGGGATCAATCTCCCAGCAATTGCCTCTCCAATAATTCTGGATCAGCTCCTCATCAGGAAGGTCGAAGAGCAGGGTCGATGGCCCGAGGGTATAGGTAATAAGGTTACCGCAGTTGGAGCATTCATCTTCAAACTCCACCTTAGACTCGCCCTTGGAGAAGGTAACCTCACGGACCTTGAGAATGAACCAGAACTGATCCCAGGTATTGATTTCCTTCCACGAGACCGAACCGAGGTTACTCTCAATCTTCACCGAGCTACGGACAATTTCATTCAGGACCTGTAGGACTACCTCGGGTCGTTCTTCGTCCACGGCCGTCCAATTCTTGATGGTCTGTACCGTGGCGGGTTTGACATAGAATACCCAGTCCTCGGGATAGAAGAGGCTTCTGGTTCCCATCTCTTCGCGATTGATAGGAATCCAACCATCGCTGATGGGTAGCTTGGTACTCTCCATAAGTTTCGTACTACGGGAGGCAAACTCAGACAGTCGGCTCTTTTCCGTCGAGTCCAATTCCCCAGGGGCTCCGATCACTTCCTTGCGGACCTTTCCGAGGGACTTGGGGCTTTCATCGATCTGATCCTCCAGTACGTCATAATTTTGTTCTTTCATATATCAAGATATAGTTTTTTATGTTTTTTAATAAGGCGAGGTACTTTAGTGCCTTTCCTATATATTATATTCAAGATGTTGAGTGGGAATGTTACTCTGGGGTGAAATTTCCTTGCGGTACTCGCCACCTGCGGTGGAAAAAAAGTTGGAAAGTTGTTAATTTGATGAGTTTTTATAGATCCGGGAGGGGGCTAATGTCATAACATTCGATTAGACCGCATTTAATCTCTCCCTATGCGCCTCAAATATCTTTTTAATACAAATGTATAGGCAGCATGATTTGAGCGCAGTAGGGTGCGATTATGCGCGCCGTTTTGTAAATCACGATTTAGTCACCTAAAATCTACTATTTGGCAGCTCGTGACCTGTGGTTGAAATTGACCTAAAAATACTCCATTTTTTGGACCCCCAAAAAGTACGTTTGCGCGCGGTTGACCTCGGAGACCAAAAAGTGCGTTTGCGCGCGGTTTGGATGGGTCGGAAAATAGAGTCATTTTGGGGCTCAAATTTAGGGTCCAAAATTAGGGTCGAAAAATGACTCAAAAAAGAGACCGATTTTTGGACCTCAAAACGCGCTTAATTTCTATATTTTTTTCTTATAAGGAAATTTCAGTTCGAAAAATTGCGCTCAAAC